GAGAAGGCATCCGCCATTCTCGCGGCCAGTTCGGTCTGGGTCGCGGAACCCGCTTCGCGCGCGCTGACGCCGATGGCCTGGAGCGCCTTGACGGTCGCCTCGTCGCCTTCGCGCGCCTTGCGCTGCATTTCCGTAAAGCTGGTTCCAAGCGCGTCAAGGGCGGTCCCGGAGCGATCCGCCACGGCCTTGAGCATGCTCATGCCCGCGACGGTCTGATCGGACGCGCCGGCCGCGCTGCGGATGGCGTCGCCGAACTTCACGGCGCTGTCGCCCACCTTCATCAGATAGGCGCTTCCGGCCACGGCCAGGGCGGCAAGACCAAGCGTCACGGCTTCCGCCGCGCTCTTGATCCGGTCGAAGGCGGCGGAGGTCCCATCGGCTTGCTGCTTGGCGGCGGCGCTCATCTCCGAGAATTTCGGGCCGAGCTTGCCGAGGGAGTCGCGCAACTGATCGAAACCGCCGGCCATTTTCTGGCCTTGCGCCTTGGTCTCGGCGCCGAGTTGCTGCAACTGCGAACGCATTTGCGCGAACGCGCCGTTTGCGTCCGAAGTGTCGCTCTTGAAGCGATAGACGATCGCGCCGGTGTCGCTCATCCCGCGTCCTTTCGAGGGCGTCCCTGCTCGTCAAATTGGGCGAACAGGGCGTCAATGTCGGCGCGTGTCGGCGCGTCGGAGACTTTTCCGCCGCGCTTGACGCCCTTGGCTTCCAGGTAGCCATTCACCGCGCAGAAGAATTCCGGCAGCGTGAGCGCCCAGAATACCGAAGGCGAATAGCGCAGATGGCCTAGGCCGATGCGGAGCCAGAGGCGCCATCGCTCGGGGCCGCTAAAGGGGCGCTTTCGCCCTCCGCCGCCGCGTCAACCTTGTCCTTCATGGCGTTGCCGCTCATGAGCTTGCCGACGAATTCATGGAATTCCGGCAGCGTCCACCGACTGAGCTCCGCCTTTTCCGCATCGCCAAGGGCAATGCCATTGCCCTCGACAATCGTCTCGAGAATGGCGAGGATGCGGTTGGCGCTTGGCGTGGTGAAATCGAGCGCCTTTTCGAAACTGTCGACGGCGAATTTGCTTTCGATCGCCGCGAGAGCGCCGAGATTGAGACCAATCGGAAACGATTTTCCGGCGAGCGTCAGATCGACTTCGCCACGGGCTGTATTGGCCATTTAACACTCCTGATCAGTAAGATTGCGCGGGCAGGCGCAGGCCGGCGACGGTGACCGAGGTCACGGCGGAATAGGCGAGATTGATGTTCGACAGGGCGTCGATATAGGCGGCGGCGATCGGGCCGATCATGCGTTCGCTCGCAGCCGCGATCGACACCGAGATCGCCGGCGTGGTCACCAGGCCGACGCCGGGAATTTTGGCCTGCGCCGGCGAGACGGCGTTGATCGTCAGCGTGACGGCGGACGCGCTGGCATTCTTGACGTGGATAAAGGTGCGTTCGTCGCCCGAAGGGACGTTGATCGTGTCGCCGCCGGCCGATGCGGCCGTATAAGCCGGGACAAGCCCGGACGGGGAAACCGATTGAGAAACGATGGCGGCCATAGGTCAGGCGTCCTTTCGATCAGGAGAAGGTGAAGGTGGGCTGCCCGCTCGACAGCAGCTTGCATTCGAAAGTCTGGCCTTCGTTGTAGGGACCATCCGACTTGTAGCTATCGGCCAGGAACGTTCCGTCAATCTGGACGCCATTGGTCACGAGCCGGAATGTCGTCAGGGCGCTCGTCAGCACGGCGTTGAGGAACGCCTTGGCGCCGGCGTCGTTCTGGTAGACGCCGGCAACGTCGATCGACAGCGACTGGATCCCGGCGGCGCCGAGCAGCTCGCGCCAGCGGCCGGGGCTGTCGGCCGTGGTGACATCGATATTGGTGTTGTCGGCGGTGAAGCTGCGCGTGCGCAGACCGGCCACGGCGACATAGGACCCGCTGACGTTGATATAGAGCGCCCAGTTGCGCCCGGCTTGTGCGGCCATAAGTTATCTCCCTTCAGGAATGGTCGACGATTGCGCGAACCTGCGTGACGCCGTGCATGACCGCCCCGTCAGGGTCCTGATAGGGGCCATTGTCATTTTCGACGCGCAGCAGGACGCAATGGAAAGGCGCATCGAGGGTAGGCGCGGCATTGTGGAGAATGCGGCGGATATGGCCCATGATCGCCTGCGCTGTCGCGGTTTCCGGCGTCTGCGACGCGTTTTCGTGCCAGGTGTGCAGCGTGAGCTGGATTTCTTCGCCGTCTTCCGTCGCGGTGGAATAATCGGTGGAGCGGGCGTCGATCTCGATATAGGGCGTCGGCGCCGACGACGGCGCGCGCGCCATGATCTTGTTGCCGTTCAGCAGCGGCGGCAGCGTCGCATCGGCGAGCAAAAGCGCGCGAACGCCCTTGATCAACGTGAATTTCGCGGAAAGCGCGTCACGGGAGGACATTGAAACGCACCGAAACTGTCACCATCGCAATGAGCGTGTTCATGAATTCGCGCTTGGCGCGTTCGATCGCCGGCCCTGCATAGGGATGAGGCCGCATCTTGCGCGTGCCGTACTCGACGTGCTTGGCGTGGTCGGAATCAACGCGAAACTCCGAGCCGCCGCCGGCGATGGCGCGCGCGCTCATGGACGCGATCAGCGCGCCAGTGACGCTTTTGGGCGGCGCGCCCGGCATGGAGACGTGGGCGGAAAGGATTTCCTCGCGCGCATATCGCACCGCGAGTTCAGCCGCCTGCGTCGCGGCCCTTTCGGCGCCGGCCGCCAGCGCGCGTTGCGCCGCGTCCATTTGCGCCAGGAGACCGTCAAGGCCGTCCATCTCGACGCTGATCATTCCGGGAAGTCTCCGGCCGCGTTCTGCGCATCGCCATCGGCGTCGCGCTCGTGCAGGTAAAGCGTGAGAAACTGACGGCGGCCGTCGAGATTGAGCACGCCCTCAATATCGAAGTTGCGGCCGCGCCAGTGCAGGCGGTTGTTGGTGCCGATGTTCGGCCGATAGCGGATGACGCATTCGTACCGCCGCAACCCTTCCTCGCGGCCGGCGCGGTAAGCCTGCTGAGCGGCGACGCCTTCCATTTTGGCGGCGATCGACGGGAAAACCGGCGACCAGGTCGTTGAAATATTGCCGGCGCCGTCCGTCCCCTGGGCCTGCGCGTCGATGCGGACGCGATGGCGCAATTCTCCAATATGCTCCAGCATCATTCCCACCGGTCGGCGAAGAGGAGATCGTCGACCACGCTTTCGAGCGCGGCGGAAATCTGGAACTGCGAGGCCTGCCCGCGCGTGACGATGGTGGGCGAACGAAATTCGTAGAGATGGGCGAGCACCATTTTTATGGCGTGGAGCGCGCCTGGCGAGATGAGCGCCGCGCCGCCGACGGTAAAGCGCACGGTGACGGGCTTCGGCCCCTGCCCAACCCACGGCCACCGAAGATAATAAGGTCGGACAATGGCGACGCCCTGCGCCTGAGGGGCGACGATATATTGCGACGGGTCCAGAGTGACTTCCGGCCCATACGGATAGGTCAGGTATTTGATGGAGTCGACGGAAACGACGGGCGCGAGCGGCACGCGCATGCCGTTGTCCAGATTTGGCGCGATCCAGTCCAATTGCTGGACCTGGAATTTACGCTGGACCTTGTTCTCGCAATAGGAGATCGCGACCGAAATATAGGCGGTGATCAGGGCGTCGTCGTCAACGAAATCGCTTTCGACGCGCAGATGCGCCTTGGCGTCCGCGAGCGCGAGAACGGTTTCGGTCGGCGGCACGACAACGATGAGGGACATTAAGTGCTCGCGATAACTTGAATAGAGCTAACTTTATGAAGCCTTTGGCTCCCGTATGACTCCGTCACGAGCGTAATTCTGACTAACGGCGGCGGGTTGGCTGTTTTTTCGCATTCTTCGGGGAGGCAATCACCGCAGATCAAAAGCCGAATTGTGCCATTCAAGAACGGCGCAGCTAGGCTCGATACGATCGTTATCCCGGCATCTACAAGAATACGGGCGACGCCGTCGTAAAAACATTCGACTGACATGTCTAAGCGAGCGTATTTTTCTGTCATTTCATCTCACCTTTTCATTGCGGCGCGCGAGAACCCCGCGCGCCGCAAGGGCGTCAGTTCACGATCTGCTTGACGGAGGTCGAGTTGAGCGTGTTCTCCGGCGCGTAGCGGGCGTTCACGCCGAAAATCTGCGCGGCCAGGAGGGAGGCGGCCGTGCCCACCGTGACGGACAGGCGCACCCAACCGAACCCGTTGGCGATGTCGAGATCGCGCTCGAGAACGTTGATAAGGTTGACCTTGTTGTCATCGGTCGCCTTGACGTTCTGCGTCATCACGGTGACCGCGAGGTCCTTGGCGCCGGTGCCACTGGAATCCGTCGCCTGTTGAACTTTGGCGTCGACGGTCGCGGACGCGCCCAGCGTTCCGTTCTGGACGACAGCCAGCAAAGCTTCGAATTGCGACATGGAAATCCAGCCGGAGGTGAGCGTTCCGACCGCCGCGCTTTGGGGCGCGATGACGCCGACCAGCGCGACGTTCTGAGATGGACGAAGGGTTGAAAGCATGTCTGCCTCTTGGTGCGGGGCCAGGGCGGCGCGCGCCCCGGCGATTGACGAGACGGGGCGCGCTTAACGCGCCTGCAGGTTGACCATATGCGACTTGGTGAGCGCGCCATTGGCCGGCGTGATCGGAGCCGAGAGCAGAGGTTGGCCGCCGACGCGGAAAATCCAGCGGAAGGCCGTGACGTTATAGTCAAAGAACAAGTGGATCGACGCGGCGAAATCGAGACCGCCGCCCACCTTGGTGGCGAGGAAATAGCCGGTCGGATCGACCAGCGTGAGATCGCCGGGCGTGCCGAGCGCGAGCGCCTGTTCGGTGAACACGATGGGACGGCCGAACAGATAGCCGCCGGGCGCCTGCGCCGCGCCGGCGTTGGCGGGAACCCAGACCGGCCACGTTCCCACATTGAGATTGACGAGCTGCGGCAGGATTTCGATGTTCGCCAGCCAGATTGTCTTGGGCAGCGAGCCGGCCGGAATACGCGTCAACATCTTCACGACATTGTTGAGCACGATGGTGCCCGCCGTCTGGCCCGACTCCTTGGCCTGCGTGATGATCGCCGGCGAATTCGCCCAGCCCAAGGGCTTGTTGACGCCGTCGCCCTGGAAGATCGCCTTGGACACCGCGAAACGAATGGCCATGGCCGCTTTGACGGTCAGACGGTCTTGCAGCTGCGGCGCGTCGCTCTGGATTTCCTGCGTCGCCGCGCAAAAGGCGTAAAGCTCATGCAGCGGAACCGTCGCGCCGGTCATGCTGAGTTTCGACGCATTGAGCTGGCCCGCTTCCGAGCGCCAGACCGCCTGGACGCCGGACGCGCCCCAGGGCGTCGTTTCGTCTTTGACCAACTGGATCATGTTCGACTCGGTCTGGGTCGGCGTGATCAGATCCATCAAGTCGTAGCCGTAGCCGGGGAAAACGAGGTCCCAGACGCCGCGCGAGAAATCCGGCGGCACGAGGAAACCTTCGCCGGCGCCGCCCTGCGTGATCATGGTGTTGCCGGGAGGGCCGGCGAGGCGCGGGTCGACATTGATATTGGCGTGGGCGACGGCGCGCGCGAATTCGGTGAAGGCGTTGAAGCCGAAGCTCGTCTGCGGGTTGGGCTCGGCGCGCAAAATGCTGATGCGCGCGCCCGTGGTGTTGCCGTTGGCCGAGGTGATGGAGGTCGAGGAGCTCAGCGCATCCCAGCGCGCCGCCTTTTCCGCCTTGGCGATCTGCGCGTCGAGGGCGGCGATGTCGGTTTCGAGCGCGTCGAGTTCGGTCTCGAGAGCGTCGGCTTGCGTCTGTTCCTCCGCGGACAGCGCCAGGGCGTTCGCGCCCGAGGTTTTGGCGACGAAGGCGTTGTAAACGGCGCGGCGCTGGTTGAACAGCGTCGCCTTGTCGGCGCGCGCCTTGATCACGGCTTTCAGGTTCATAAAATCTTCCTGTTCTCGGGGCGCAAGCGGGCGCGCGCGCAGCCCCGCACGGCGCGTCGCGGTTTTCAGGTTTCTGTTGTGGGGTGGGTCAGGCTTCGGTCGCGGCGTCGACCAAGGCGGCGATCACGTCATATTCGGCGTAGCCGGGAACCGTCGCAAAGCTGTGAACGATGACATCGATGGAACCGATGGTTGCCTGTTTGAACTTCATGGCGCCGGCCGGAGCCAGAAACTGCCGGCGCAGGTTTTCGTGGATGGCGTCGACATATTCGGTCGCCTTGACGCGCGCGACCTGCGCGACGGACACCGTGTTCTTGGTCGCAACGAGGGCATAAACCGGCTTCAGGGCGGCTTCTTCGGGGGCGGCGGCTTCCGGCGTAGCGGAGGCGGTCGTACCGGTCGCGCCCTGCGCTTCCTGTACAGCGGCTTCGCCGGTCGCCTGGGCATTCTCTGCGGTTTCATCGGCCATGCTGGATCCTTTCATGTGGCGCGAACGATGGCGGTTGCCAGCCGCGTCAATCGCGGCGATTGCGGGTTGAAAATTTTCGATCCTCAGACGATGGCGGCGCGGCGGCGCAGGGGCGCGCGCGGGCCGGCGATTTGCGCGGCGAGGCCCTGAATGACGCTTTCGAACGAGCCAACCCTGTCCGCCATGCCGGCGGCCACGGCGGCCTGGGCGCCCATGGTGCGGCCTTGACCGAATTCGGCGCGGACGCGGCCGGCGTTGGTTTTGCGGCCACGCGCCACTGCCTCGACGAATTTGGCGTCCGCCTCGTCAACCCGCGCCTGCAGGTTGGCCCGCGCCTCATTGGACAGCGGTTCGAGCGAATTGCCTTCGCCCTTGAACGCCGTGGAGCGAACAAAAGTGGTGTCGATCCCAGCATCGGTGAGAGCGCGGGCGTAGGATTGATGCAGGGCATAGACGCCAATCGATCCGACGTCCGCCGATGGCGTCATCACCACTTCGCGCGCCTGGCTGGCGATCCAGTAGGCGGCGGAGGCGGCGAGGGATTCGACGTAGGCGACGGTCGGCTTGACGGCCGAGGCGGCGGCGAGCGCGTCGGCGGTTTCCTCGGTCATCGCCACCGTGCCGCCGGGCGAGTCCACCAGGGCGACAATCGCGCCGACATCGGCCGAATTGGCCGCCGCGGTCAGCGCGGCGCGGATCGAATCCATGCCGGCGGTGAAGCCGAACCAATCGTAATTGCCGTGCGGCGTGAGGACGCCCTGGATCGGAATGACCGCGATCCCCTGCGGCGCGGCCGGCGTCGCGTTCTGGCCGCCCCGCGAGCGCGGGCCGGCTGAGAGCGCGGGCATGTGCAGGGCGAGGACGCCGTCGCTTTGGGCGGCGAGGCGGCTAAGCATCATCGGCATTGTCTTCGCCTTCCTGTTTGTCGTCGCCCTGTTTGTCGTCGCCGTTATCTTCGGGATCCGGCGCCGGGGGCTGCGGCGCGCCGAACGGGTTTGCGGCCGGCGTCGGCAGCGGGTCGGAGACGGCGCGCATGTTGACGGGCTCGAGATAGCGGTCGCCTTCCGGCCCGATGGAGCGTTGGTTTTCCAGGCGGCGGATGTCGTTGGCGGAGAGCCAGCCCCATTGGCGGCCGGCGGCATAGGCCTGGAATCGCGCCTTGATGTCGCCGCGCAACAGGCTGGCGACATTGAACTCGACGCAGAGTTCCTGTTTTTCGGCGTCGTCGGCGAGGATTAAGTCGCGCCAGATCGCCTGTTCGACCGCCACCAGATAGGGGCAGAGCGTGTAAATGACGTAGTCGAGACCCTGCTGCTCGATGTTCGAGAAGGTGGCGCGGTCGAGGATGCCGACACGGTGCGGCGGCATATTCCAGAGCCGGCAGATGGCGAGCGCCGCCTCGCGGTCGGTTTCGATGAACTGCGCCTGATCGTTCTGGACGGACAGGGCCTCGTAATCCAGGCCGAATTTCAGCAGGCGATCCTTGTGGCGTTGCAGTCCGGTGGAGCTGCGCCGCCAGCTGAAAAGGAAGGAGTCTTCATCTTCCTTCGACTTGAAATTTCCGGGGTGTTTGATGATGCCGCCGGACTGGCCGGAGTTGCGGAACCAATCGTTTCCGTACTCCTTGACCGCCAGGGCGCGCCCGAACACTTCGGAGCTCGTTTGCGTGATCGGCTTTCCGCAAAGGCCGTCCGTGGTGAGCGGCGCCATGCGGATATGCCACGCGAAATCCTCGGAGAGCGTGTCCTGCCCAACCTCCGGCGGCAGCTTGTTATAGGTGTAAAACACCTTGCCGCCGCGTTTTTCGACCTTGACGATGCGCGACCAGTGGATGGCGTCGAGCGCGGTGATTTCGCCCGTGGCGCGATCCTGCGTGATTTCCGCGAGGAAATTGCGATAGACCGCGAGCTGATTGACCATGTCCGCGCGAAATTCCTGCGGCGTCTGGCGCGCGTTCGGCGCACGGTTGAACAGCCGTGCGACGGGATGGTCTTCGACCTGGACGCGGTGCGGCTCTTCCGATTCGTCTGCCTCGTCATCGTCTTCCTGCTCGAAGACGCCGAGCGGCAAGGTGGAGATCGGGCCGGACAGCGCGGTGAGGCACGCCGAGACGGCGTCCAGTTGCAGGATCGTTTCCGGAGAAACGACCGAGCCGGCGCGCGACATGACGACGCTCGTAAGCTGGACGCCTTGCCACAGGCGCTCATCATCCGGGTTGGGGCGGGGCGCGCCGCCGCTGACGGAAGCGCGCAGTCTTTGGAAAAAACCCATTTAGCAGACCGTCATGATGTCGGCGCCCGTGGTGGTCGGGCCGGGATCGCCAGCCAGCGAAGCGGCGTAGGCGTTGAGCGCGGCGGCGACGCCGTCGATTTTTTCCGCCGATTTTTTCTTGTCGGGGATCAGGTTCATATTCACGTCCGGGCGCAGCGCCACATTGCCGGCCATCCAGCGCAGGACGGGATGGCCGCCGTGATCCAGGAGGCTGGTAAAGACCAGCTCTTCAAACTTGCGCCACGGCTCGGACAAGGTCAGGTGGCCCTGGCGAACGCGGACGAAGGTTTCGGCGGGAACGCCGCTGGCCTGCGCGTCCGTGATCAACTTGGTGGAATAGAACGGGTCGTAGCCGATGCCGCGCACATCGAAATGATCGCACCACTTCAGCAACTCATCGAGAACGAAGCTCTGGTCCACCATATTGCCCGGCGTCGGCGTGATCGCCGCCGGCGTCATTTTCTTGGCCCAGCGCTCGTAACCGAGCCGATCGACGCGCGAGCGCCGGTCAACCGCTTCTTCCGGACACCAGAACTTGGCCAGCAGCTGCGTCTTCTCTTCGCCATCCTCCGGATCGAACCACGCGACCAGCGCCGTAATGTCGCGCGTGGACGAAAGGTCGAAGCCGAGATAACAGCGCCGGCCGCGCAGTGCCTCGAAGCGCGTCTTCCAGGCGGTGCGATCCTCGACGCAGGCATCCCAGACCGCGACCGGAATCGCTTTTTCAATCGCGTCAATCCACTGATTGGCGTGATAGCGGCGGAAACTGGCTTCGTGGCTGGGCCGCTCCTTGGCGAGCGCCATTTCGCGGCGAATGAACTCCCAGGTGGGCGTGGTGCCGATGTTCGGGTTGACGCGGGCAAGGTTCTTTTCGTCCGTCCAATCCTCGTCATCGCCAAGGACGAACATGCAGATAAGAATGGTCGGATCGTCGATGCGGCCTTCGAGGATCGCGACGCTTTCCTCGTACATCTCGTAGCCGACCACGGCTGTCTTCAGGCCCGCCGTGGATGCGTAGAGCTCCATCGGCTGATCATGCGCGCCCATGCCCTGGCGGAGTGTGGTCGCCAGGTCGCGCGTGAACCATTCGTGCATTTCGTCGCCGACCGAGACGACGGGAGAGCGGCCATGTTTTCCGTCAGGCTTGCCCGACAGCAGCTCGAAAGTGGCGCGGATTTCGGGCGCCCACAACGACTTTTTGAGGCGCCGGACCTTCTCTGGCTTCGATAGCAGCGGATGCTGCGCCAGCATCGTCGCCATCTTCGAGAAGACGACGCGGCCTTGGTTTTCGTCGCGGGCGAAGCAGAATCCCTGCGCGCCTGGAACGCCCTCGATAACCCAGAACAGCAGCGCCAGCGCCGCCATGAACTCGGACTTACCGGCCTTGCGCGGGATCCACAGCCGCAACTCGCGGAACACGCGAACCCAGAGGATGAGAACGCCGCCGCCCGGGTTGGACTTTTCGACGGGCTTTTTCCACCCGACCAGGAGGCGAACGATAACTTCCTGCCAGACCGCCAGATAGAACGGCTTCCCGGCCCAACGTCCTTCGGTGTGACGGAAGATTTTCGGCCACGCCTGGACGATCTTGTCGGCTTTGGCCTCATCAAACCACGCGCCGGTCTGAGCCGCCGCGCGGTTCCATGCGATGCGCGCCCAGGCCCAACCCCGCTCGTCAGCGGCGCGCGTAATCCATTCAGGCTCGGGCGCGAGAGCGAGGACGGCGGCAGCCGGCGTTTGGTCGGTCGCCGGGGAATCCATGTCAGCTGGTGTCGCTAGGTTGGTCGCCCATGCGTCAGTTCCGGTAACCGGGCGGCGGCGAATCGGTGGAGATCATGAGGCCGATCGGATCGTCTTCGGCGCGGTCCGCGAGGTCGAGAGCGCCTTGTCCGGCAGGATCGGACGGCGGAATGGTCGCCTGTTGTTTCGAGAGCAGCTCGATACGATCCAACGCCGTGAGGCCGAACCGTTTGGCCAGCTCCAACATCGCCTTGCGGGCCTCGTCCATGCGCGCGACAGCCGGATGCTCGCGCCACATTTGATCGCCGCTTGTGGTCTTGACCAGACGGAACTTCTTCGCGGGGTCGGCGGCAATCTCCGCCGAGGCGTAGAACTCAGACACGTAGACGCAGAACAAGGCGAACAGATCGCGGTCGAGGCGGTGCAACAGGTTCAGCTTGCCGAGCTCGGGAGCGTATCGGCGCCAGATAGCGAGGGGCGCCGCGAAAGTCGATTCCTCCAGCATGATCGGCGGTGCGAGGACGCCCGACCCTTCCACCGGCGCCGACGCCAGACGGTCGGCGAGAGCGCGCGCATTTTCGGCGCGTTTTTCCGCCGCCGTCTTGCGCTTTCCGGGATTGCCCTTCTCAGCTTGGAGGCCGGGAGGATCGGGTCGACGTCCCATCTTGCCACGCTCTCACAAAAAAAAAGTTTCGCGAAATATCGCGGCGATATGGGGGGGGTTGAATAACAAACGGTCTGGAAAATCACGTCAGAGATTTGCCCCCCCCTATCCACTCCCGAGGGATTGATCGTCGAGGGCTTCTAACGAGATGACCTTCAGTACCGTTCGCTCATCTCTTGGGCTTTTTTCCAGCTGTTATGGCAGTGCTCACATAGAGGTTGCCAATTATTTATGTCCCAAAAGAGCGTCTGATTACCGCGATGTGGAATGATATGATCGACGACAGTTGCCGCCTCATAACGACCCTCGCTTTCACATCTCACGCAGGTCGGGTTGGCTATGAGAAACGATGCACGGGCCTTTTGCCATTCCGCGTTATATCCCCGTTCGGCGGCCGTGCCCCGACGCCTATCATTGGCTCGCTGATGAGCGTCGCGTTCCAATCCGAATTCGAAGCCAAGTCTACGCCCTTCGGTTTTCTGGCCATTGAAGCACGAGCGACAGACCGCGCGCCAATTGTCGCTGTTCCAGAATATGTCCCAATCCTCACCGATTGGCTTAATGTGCTTGATGTGCGTCGCGGCCTCCGTGCGACCGCGCGCCTCGCATTCGACACAAATGGAATGGCTACGCAGATAGCCGGCCCGAGCTTTGCTCCACTGCGACCCGGCCGCCCGTTGCATCTCACCTTTTTGCTGGCTCTCCATTGCACGCTGACTGTCGCGCTCATGACGGGCGGCGTCGCAGGCAATTTGATTTGGCGAGCGAAAATTACGGGGCAGGGTCGCCATGAAAGTACCAAATGATTCGCTTGGGAAGCAGGCCGAAACTCGCGCGGACACGATGGCATTGCGTTTCGCTAAGATATTGGAATTTAGCCGTTTACGGCGATGCGCGCAGAAGGTTTGTTCCATAGCTGCGCAGGACGGTGAAAACCATCCTGCATGACAACAGGGCTAAACCCGAATCAATGAAAAGGTCAAGATGGCCGTCTAACGTCCTGCTGTGGACAACCAGCGCGAAAGCTTGCGTATCAGGGCTTTCGCGCCGGCGATTATTTTTGCTGGCTTACGCCGGCACTGCGATGCGGCCCGCATCACGCTGGACGATCTTGCGCGACTTGCCGAACATTTCGACCAATAGTTCGACATCGCCGCCATAGCGGAATTTTTCGACCACCGCGCGAAAGCCGGCAAACGGCCCGGAGACAATGCGCACGTTCTCGCCAACATCGAAAGGGTT